GAATCAAAAACCATGTCGCACTACCCCACATTTTCGGGTCGAAGTTCAACACGTTCTTATTCATTATTTATTATTACATACATTAAATTTTTCACAGAAAATACATACACATACACATTTCACGCTTTCTTATTCTTTTCTTCGCGTTTCCTTTTCACGTAATTCATGATGTGCAAATTCGCCATAGCCGAACGCCGTTTGGACGTTAGAAATTTGTCTTGAAGCTTCTCGTCGTGGATCAACTTGGTGATGAAATCCACGAATCCTTCTAGCCGAGGCAGTATGTCCATGTCCCACAAGACGTCGTCCTTATTCACGGAAATGACGTTTACGTCTTCGTGCATGACGTTTGCCTCCTTCGTCTTCATGCACTCGACCAGAATAGCTTTGTCTAGGCCTAGAAGTTGTAGATACATCTGGACCTGGACCACTTCGTACGGAGGGAGCTTCCTGAACAGGCGATTTACACGATTTTTGATTTCGACCAAAGTGGTTTTATCACGCGTGATACCGTCGATCTTTCCGCCTACAAACCACGGGAAAGAACCGTATTCGTTCTCTATGGTCCCAGCTTGCGACTTGTAAAACGTCGGGTCTTCTACTACGTCTATCTTCAGAACGTCGCGAATGTAATTGAAAACTTTCTCTTCTTGTGCATTTCCGTACGTGGTGTACGTCGTCTTTCGAAGCGCGTCGTCAACAACGTTGCAAAATTCTTGACTGATGTAATTGGCGTTGGCGTACTGAATGAATTCAGTCGAGAGCCTGTTGTATTTCCTTGCTACATCCGTCGAAGAGTCTTCGTCCTCTCCAGCCACTTTAATGAGCGTGGCTATCTTCGGGTGATTTTTCTCGAGTCGTATGATAATTTCATCGTTGGTCAACATGTTATTTCTTCGCAGCGCGCTTCGATAACTTGCGAAACTTGCCCTCTCCCAAAACGTCTCTACCGCGTCGCACATCTTCTTGTGCTTATTTTCTCCTATACACGCAGCGCCTTGTGAGGCGTACACGCATAGGTACGGATCGCTTCTGTCGGTATGCATCTTTATATTTGTAGTATCAAATATAGAAATTATTAAATTTATACGGTAGAACGTTGATACGATGTGATTTTGTTGTATTGACAATTGCGTCATTTAACATGAAATAATGAATACACCATTAAAAATGAGTGTTCCTCACGTGTACGCGTGGGCGAAAAGAAGAGGGTTTTTCGGACGAACCGGAGACCTTTCGCATCTCTTGTTGGACAAAGGAGTCTTGTGTATCCCTGAAAGCGCCAATCAAGAATTTGTTCACGAGTATGCCAAGGGAGTGCTGACGAAAGGTCGTCCTCCTTGCATCGTAGAATACAAGTTGAAAACATTCAGAATGTTTTACGATCTTGATATTTTCACCACGTCGGAAATGGCGAAAAAAATGACCGAGGGAGTTTTTTCAGAGGACGTTCGGCGATTTTTTTATCTGGTTTGCGAGACGACGGCGATGCTATTCGACGTATCAAAAACGACGGTCACGATGTGTATTTCTAACATGTCCAAGAAGAAAGGCGACGGGTTCAAGGTCGGAGTTCATTTGACATTCGACAACATTTTCGTGACGTCTCCGACGGCTTTGTACATCAGAGAAAAAGTGCTCGAAAAATTAGTATGTGAAGAAAACCCATTTTCGAACACATGGGATTCGATCGTGGATTCATCCGTGTTCAAAGGCTCTGGAATGCGTTTACCATGGTCTGCTAAAAATGACGATCTCAAAAGATTCTACGTTCCTATGATGGAATATGTTTTGGATAGTAACGAATCCGGAATAGTGGAACACAAACTAGAACCAGAAGTCATATGCAAATCCGTTTCCGCGATTCGAGATCTCCTCATTAAGGTGTGTCTCAGAACTCGGGGGAGTTTGACGAAACTTAGAAATCCCGAAGTCAACATAGAAGACGCATCTCCGAGTCATTCCGGGTCGTTTTCGCACCCATCATTGAAGCAATTCTCCGGCGTGGTAGAGGAGATGGCGAAGTATATCCCGGATGTGTATACGGGTAAAGTTACCGGAGTTATCAGAACGGAGTTTGTATATATGTTTCGTCACTCGTCTCGTTATTGTGCAAACGTGGAGAGAGAACATCATTCTTCGAATACGTACTTTCTCGTTACGAAATCCGGGATGAGACAATGTTGTTATTCGAGAAAGGAAGAAGATATCGGACGAAAGTATTGCTTGTGCTCGCAGTTCAGAGGAGATCTCATAAAATTACCGAAGAAGATGATGGACGAACTATTTCCCGAGGAACTAGAGGAAAAGAAGAATCTACCCCCTCCTCCCACGCCGAGCAGCAGTATGCGAAACTTTCTGGATATTGATCGTATAGTGGAAAGAGCAAACAAAAAGACGACTGTGAAAAGAAATGTTCAACCCAAGAAACAAGCCGTGTATCACCCTGGAAAAGCGGTGATGGATGTGTTTAAATAGAAATATCGCGTTAAGAACTTAATAAAATTTTCTCTGTAAAAAGCAGCACCAATGACCACTCCCGTCACTTCCACAGTCGATCTCCCTATGGGTCTCACTCTGGAGCCTGACTACTTGACAGTACCGGGGCAGAACTTCGCTCTGGTCAGTTTTGTGGGGCCCGAGTTTTGCCGTCAGAAATCGGGCAAGTTCGCCATGAAAGTCCGCGGCGTCTTCGCGACTGAAGATGAGGCAAAGGCGTATGTCAGACGTCTTCAGAGGGCCGGAGACAATGCAGTTGATATCTTCCTGGTTGCGATGTACAACTGGGTCCCTTGCCCTCCAGACCCTATGGCCGTCGAGACCCAGGAATACCAGGAGACATTCTTGAACGACCTGATGCAAGGATACGCGGAGTCTCAGCGTAACGCCAAGGAGATGTTCGCAGACAGAAAGAACAAGGTCATGAAGGATGGTCTGGACGCGCATCTGCTGCCCGAGGAACGCATTCCTCCTCCCACGAAGCCTCTGGATCCTCCTGAACTTCTGCCGAAGTTCGAGAAAACGATTATCGAAGAGGTCGAGGAGGAAACCGTCGAAGCCGAGAAGATTGACGAGAGCACGTCTCAGGTGGTTGATGCCGTGTTCGAATCCGACGATGTGTGGGCCAAACGTCGCACTCAGTGATGAAATAACTTAATAAAAATATGAGTTTATGATAAGCAGTGATATGCATTCTGTAAAACATCCGAACGAATATCTCATAACATCTCTGGAAGTGTTTTTCGCGGAAGGAGACTTGATTGATACGATGTTAAAAATTGTTCGAAACGAAACGATGAGTCTTAGGACTCTGGATTGGTTTGTAACGAATTACTCGAAAAAAAACAATACGATGTTCACGACGAAAGATGGGAAATTATTCAACGTGTTCCTGGAGTACAAGGCACAGCTCAAAAGTTATTCGAAGCGCATGTTTGACCCATTCAATCGCGGAGAGAGAATAATGTTCAAGGACAAGAAGGGAATCGAATTTTCCACGACCGTCGGGCAACTGAATTTTTTCAGATGGGTGTTGAAACACGATATTGTTTCCCATTGCATGCAGTGTATTGATGACGTGGAAAGTGATATGCTCGCGTCAACGAGAATGAGGAAAGCCTCGTCGTCTCCCAACGATAAACGCCGTGAATTGTCGAAGGCTGCTATCAAAAAATGCATGAACATATCAACGAAGGTCACCATTCGGTTTGACTAGTGTATCGACAAACTCGTAGTTAAAATATGATTACTTATTATACAACATCAATAATACCATGAACACAGAACCCATTCTCGCGGACATTGGAAGCAGAAAGTATTCGGCATTTCCAATTCAGTATAAGGATCTGTGGGACATGTACAAGAAAGCGGTCGCCACGTTCTGGACGGTGGAAGAAGTTCATCTCAACCAGGATGTCGTCGATTGGCGCGAGAAACTGAACGACGACGAACGTCATTTTGTCAAGCATATCCTGGGGTTTTTTGCAGGGTCCGACGGCATCGTGATGGAAAATCTTCAGATGAACTTCGGAGTCGAAGTGACGATTCCGGAAGCTCGTCAATTTTACGCGTATCAAGCGTTTTCCGAGTCCGTTCATTCCGAGATGTATTCGCTGCTTATTGATGCTCTCGTGGAGAGCGAAAAAGAACGAACTGACCTTTTCGAAGCTATTGAGACCATTCCAGCCGTGGGGAAGAAGGCCGCGTGGGCTCAGAAGTGGTTGAGCCCCGACAAAACTTTTGCCGAACGACTCGTGGCATGGGTGTGCGTCGAAGGCATTTTGTTCTCGGGAAGCTTTTGTGCCATTTTCTGGCTTCGTAATAGAGGTCTGATGCCTGGGCTGGGTCTTTCCAATGAATTCATCAGTAGAGACGAAGGGTTGCATCAAATGTTTGGCGAGATGCTCTACTCTAAACTGAACGATAAACTCTCCTACGAAAAAGTCAAGAATATCATCACCGAAGCGGTGGAAAACGAAAAAGACTTTATCTGTGATGCGATTCCGTGTAGAATGATTGGCATGAACACTGAACTCATGGGACAATACGTAGAATTCGTGGCTGACAGAATCTTTACATCTCTCGGATACGAAAAGCATTATAAGGCGAATAACCCGTTCGAATTTATGGAACTCATTTCTCTGGAGGGGAAGACGAACTTTTTCGAAAAACGCGTCAGCGAGTATCAGAGGATCGGAGTGGTGAAACCGGAAGACAATGTGTTTGCACTTGATGGTGATTTTTGATGCCGTAATATTCTTGTAACTAAATCAATAATTCTGAAAGGAGAGAACATGGAAGGTCGTGTATATTTTCGAAGAAAGTGTCCGTCATTACATATTTTCAATGTTTTTTATTTCGTTTTTTCTACCACGTTCGTGGACGAAAAAAGAAAGAGTAGTTAGAACTTACGTTTATCCCCATATAGAAATTTGACGTGGAATATGTGAAATAAAAATCATCTTATCTTCGTTCATACACAAGGCAATCTTCTTGCTCTGAGACACAAATGTATCGATTTGTAAAGTTCTTTTTGATATGTTGCAATCTCCACACGAAGATGTGCAGTTGGTCACTACGTATCCTACGTTATTATCAATTCGGTCTATGCCATTCGTGTGTGTATCAGTGCATGAACGGCCACAATATGTACAATCTTGATAACGTATATTGTCGTACTCGTCTTTCGTCAATTGAAAATCTTTATTTTTCATTATGTATTTATAATTAGAATACTGATACCCTTTCACGTCTACCCAATAGTCGCAAATAGTTCCAACTCCTCCGTGACACATAGAAATCTGCCGGCATCGTTCTACAAATGTTGCGGGATCTAGGCAACGTTTCATCATATTGCATACATTGCAACACGAGACGCAATTCTCAATCACATAACCGACGGAATTGTTTAGTCTATCTATACCATTTCGGCGTGATATCGTAGTTTCTTCTCCGCAATAAAAACAAGGTTCGTCCGTGATATTTGCTGAGTATTCATCGGTCAAGTCGTAGCACAAATTTCTTCTCCGAGCATTTCGTTTTATACTGGCAATCGTTCGTTTGTGAGTTGCTGCTCTTTGCCGTTCTTTTTCTATGTTGTCTGCGTATTTCTGTCGACCTCGTTCTCGTTCTTTTTCTATGTTGTCTGCGTATTTCTGTCGACCTCGTTCTCGTTCTTTTTCTATGTTGTCTGCGTATTTCTGACGAGCTTTTTCTCGTTCTTTTTCTATGTTGTCTGCGTATTTCTGACGAGCTTTTTCTCTGCGTTCTTCAGGATTTATGGCATTTTTCTGTCGACCTCGTTCTCGTTCTTTTTCTATGTTTCTTGCGTATTTTAATTTGCATCTTTCTCGTTCTTTTTCTTTACAAAT